CAGAGCAGGCGCGGCTACTGGCGCGGCCGGGCCCAGGCGCTGGCGGCAGGCTCAGCTACCCGCCGCCCACCCATCGAGGACGCGGCGCGCGACGCTGGCGGGCCGGCCCTCGGAGCGGAGGCGACTGGCGGTCGCTGGCGCGACGGTGACGGTCAGTCGCTCACCCTCGCCGCGCTGGCCGACCGGAGGCCGCAGCGGCGACAGGTCGGCGCCGTCGCCGCGCAGCCGGCGCTGCCGGTAGTGAGAGGCGCACAGCGAGTGCGCCACCGCGGGCCGGGAGCAGGACGGGCCGGTGCAGGTCACGGCGCCACCCCCGCGGTCGGGAGAGGCCGTCACGACTCCTCTTCGCTGGTGAGACACACGATGCCGGCCCCGGAGCGGGGCACGCTAAGGTCCGTGCTCGGGGCCCCACCATACCGACGGACATAGCGGACCGCGGCCGGGGTGATGCGGACGGCCCGGTACGAGTCTCGGCCGCCCCATTCGGTGCCCTCACAGTCCGTGACCACGCCGGCCGCTCGCATCGCGGCGGCGATGGCGCGATTCGGAGTGGTGCCGAGGCCGTAGACGGAGCCAGTAGCGTCGATCGCTGCGTAGTGGGTCGTGGTCGTCATCTGGTCTCTCCCTCTCCTCTGGCCGGGGCCATCCCGACCATCCATGCCCCTACTATACACACGCGCCCGCTCAGTGTCTAGTCCAGGGGAGGTCCCAGGTGGGTATACAGACGCCCTCTCCGCGTGCAGAGCGTGCCTATACGGGCTCCGTGGCCAAACACTACCCGAACGGGGCTACACACTGGACGGCATACGTATAGGGCACGCCTAAACGCGGGTCATGCCCCGCTCCAGGGCGCGCCACAGAACCTCCTGGGCGCCCCGCCCTGAGGCGATCGTGGTCGCCCCCTTGTCCCTGGTGGGGGCGGGGCTGCGCTGGCTGCGTCTCGTGCTCTAGCCGTGGCATGTAGTGTAGGGTAGTGCTATCTTCCGCGCGCAGGAGGGACCGGCGCATGACCGGTAGGAAGCTCGTGCTGGCGGTAGTGCCCGAGACCTGGTTGCGAAAGCGCGCGCAGCCATGGCTCAGGCCGCATGACCGTTTCGACTGCGTCACCCTCTCCTGCCGTGGCATGACTGTAGGTGCATGCGTGATGCGCCAGCAGGTCACCGAGGCGCAGCGTACCCAGGACAGGTGGAGGGGCACAGGCTCGCAGTACCCAGCCTGCTGCACGCTGCGCTGCGATCAGGGGCGCAGCATCCGAGGGCAGCTCGACCCGCTCGTGCAACTGCGCTGGACTGGCGTGGGGCCAGGCAAGTTGTTCTTGCGTGACAGACAGGTGGGGTGGTCCAGCCAGCGTGTGGCACGAGACCGACTGGCGCGCTCAGGGTTGCTCGATGCAGTTCCCACGATTGATGACGACGGGAGGGTCGGATAGTGCTGCTGTCCTCGACTGACATTGCCCACCCCCCCCCACTGGCTTGGGTCCTTGTCCATCTGGAACGTCCATCGGGTGCGCAGAGGCGCGAAATCCCGCTAGCTAACAGTCGTGTAACCATTGAGCATTTCAGAATGTGACGCGTGCCAGCGAAGCGAAAAGACCCCGCTCCGATGTCGCTTCGGGCCTACGCGCGCCACCGCGGGTGCGCGATATCCGCAGTGGTCAAGGCCGTGCAGGACGGGCGGCTGAGCGCGAGCGTGGGGCGCAGCGAGGTCGGGCACCCGAAGATCCTGGACGCGGCGAAGGCGGATGCGGAGTGGAAGGCGTCTACCTACGCGGACATGGTGCCGCTGACCGGCCCGACGGCGCCGAAGAAGCGGAACGGGGAGGCGGAAGATGCGCCGTCGCTGGCCGAGGCTCGCGCCAGGCTTGATGCGGCGAAGGCTGAGCTGGCGGAGATGGACCTTGCGGAGCGTCGCGGCGAACTCCTGCCGGCGAGTGACGTCGAGGCGCGGATGGTGGGCGTGTTCGCGAGCTGCAAGACGAAGCTGCTCGGGGTGCCGACGTGGGTGCGGCAGCAGGATCCCGGGCTCACCCGCGATCAGGTTCGGCTGTTCGAGTCGGCGATCCGGGAGGCGCTCGAGGGCCTCGCGGGAGAGCCGGACCGGGAGGAACGGGGCGGGTGACGGCCGCCGCGTTCGCCGACCTCGACGTGGTGGTGGCGAGCGCGCTGCGTGCGTGGCGTCCCCCGCCGAGGCGCACGCTCTCGGAGTGGGCGGACGAGTTGTTTGTGCTCTCTGCGGAGACGGCGGCGGAGCCGGGCCGGTGGCGGACGCTGCCGTACCAGCGCGGGATCATGGACGCGATCACCGACCCGGAGGTCGAGCAGGTCACGCTGCAAAAGAGCGCGCGCATCGGGTACACGCTCATGATCAGCGCGGCGATCGGCTACCACATGGACCAGGACCCTGCGTCGATCCTGGTGGTGCAGCCAACGGTCGACGATAGCAAGGGGTTCAGCAAGGAGACGGTCGCGCCGATGCTGCGCGACGTGCCGGTGCTCGCGCGGATCCGGGTGCAGGAGATGGACCGGGGGCCGAAGGACTCGAGCAACACGCTCACGCACAAGAAGTTCCCCGGGGGCATCCTCTCGCTCACCGGGGCCAACAGCGGGAGCGGCTTCCGACGCATCTCGAGGCGAGTGGTCATCCTCGACGAGGTGGACGCCTACCCGCCGTCGGCTGGAAACGAGGGCGACCCGGTGCGGCTCGCGATGAAGCGGTCGGCCGCGTTCTGGAACCGGAAGACGATCGCTGGTAGTACGCCGCTCATCTCCGGGCACTCGCGCATCGAGGCGCTCTACCGAGAAGGCGACCAGCGGCGCTACCACGTTCCGTGTCCGCAGTGCGGGCACATGGACTTCCTGTCGTTCAAGGAGGGCGAGCGCGGTCACTTCCTGAAGTGGCCCGACGGCCGGCCGCGGGAAGCGCACTTCGTCTGTCGGAAGAACGGCTGCGTCGTCGACCACCGCGAGAAGCGCGGCATGGTGGAGCGTGGGGAGTGGCGGGCCGAGGCGCCGTTCCGCGGGCATGCCTCGTTCCACCTCTGGACCGCGTACTCCTACGCTCCCAACGCGACCTGGGGTGACATCGCGGAGGAGTTCGTGGCGGCGAAGAGAGAAGGGGTGGAGGCACTCAAGACGTTCGTGAACACGGCACTCGGCGAGACCTGGCAGGAGCGCGGCGACGCGCCAGAGTGGGAACGGCTCTACCAGCGGCGCGAGCCGTACCCGCTCGGCACGGTGCCGGCCGGGGTGCTATTCCTCACCGCCGGCGTCGATGTTCAGCGCGACCGGCTCGTCTGGGAAGTGGTCGGGTGGGGTGCGGACAAGCAGAGCTGGAGCGTGGATGCGGGGATCATCACCGGCGACACCGCGACTGCGGAGCCATGGACGAAGCTCGACGAACTGCTCGGTCGCGCCTGGCCGGGTCCCCGGGATGACGAGTTCAGCATCCGCCTCCTCGCGGTCGATGCGGGGTTCAACACGCAGATCGTGTACGGGTGGGCGCGCCGTTACCCGATGTCGAGAGTAATCGCGTGCAAGGGGGTCTCGACGGCGAAGACACTGATCGGGACGCCGTCGCCGGTCGACGTCCACCTGAACGGGAAGCGGATGGCTCGCGGGTACCGGGTCTGGCCGGTGAGCCCGGACGTGGCGAAGAGTGAGCTCTATGGGTGGCTCCGCCTCGAGCCGCCGACGAAGGAGAGCGAAGCGCCCTACCCTCCCGGCTACTGCCACTTCCCGGAGCACGGGGAGGAGTTCTTCCGCCAGCTCACCGCCGAGCACCTGGTCAGCGTGACGAGCCGGAAGGGGTACAGGACCTACGAATGGCAGGTGCTCCCGAACCGGGAGAACCACTGGCTCGACTGCCGGGTCTACGCGCGCGCCGCGGCCGCGCGGGAGGGCCTCGACCGGCTCGCGGCGAAGCGCGCCGTCCGTCAGGAGCCAACTCCTGAGGGCCCGACTCTAGCCGCTCCGGGGAGCGAGGCTGGCACCCCGGCCGACGAGTCGGGGTCGCCGCGCTCGCCGGCCACCGGTGGCGGTTGGCTTGGGAGGCGCCCCGGTGCCACCGTGGGGCGCGGAGGCAGTTGGCTCTCGAGGCGGAGGTAGGGGCATGGCGACCTGGACACAGGCGGACGTGGACGCCCTCAAGGTGGCGGTGGCGAGCGGCGTCTTGACCGTGACCTACGATGGTCCGCCTAGGCGGTCGATCACCTACCAGAGCCTCGAGGCCATGCGGGATCTCCTCTCCGCCATGGTCCAGGACGTGGCCGCATCGGCCGGCTCGGCCGGCTACAAGCTCATGGGGACGCGAAAGGGGCTCGAGTAATGCCCGCTGCGAACGCGATCGACCGCATGCTCCTCTCCATCGCGCCGAAGTGGGCGCTCTCCCGGATCCGGGCGCGCGCCATCGCGCTGACGTTGACGCGCCACTACGAGGCCGCGACCGCCGGCCGGCGCACCGAGAACTGGTCGCGCCGCTTCACCGACGCGAACGCGGCCGCCGGCGTGGCGCTGGGAACGCTTCGAGCCCACGCCAGAGACCTGGTGCGGAACAACTCGTGGGCGCGGAACGGACTGCGGGTCATCACGCGGAACGTCGTCGGGTGGGGGATCTCGGCCAAGCCGGAGTACGATGATGCCAAACTCGGCGCCGCCTGGAAGCGGTGGTCTGGCACGACGGAGTGCGACGCCGCGGGCCGGCTCACGTTCTCAGGGGTCCAGAAGCTCGTGACCCGCTGCGTGGCGGAGTCCGGTGAAGTGCTGGTGCGGCGGCGTTGGAGGCGGACGGAGGACGGCCTCGCCATCCCGCTGCAACTCCAGGTCCTCGAGCCGGACTTCCTCGACACCAGCAAGCACGGGATCAAGGGACCCGCGGGAGGGCCGATCGTTCATGGCGTCGAGTTCGACCAGGTCGGTCGCAGGATCGCCTACTGGCTCTTCGAGGATCACCCTGGGTCGATCCAGGCGCTGAACCCGGTATCGCGCCGCCTCCCGGCCTCCGAGATCCTCCACGTGTTCGACCTGGAGCGCGCCGGCCAGGAGCGCGGCGTATCGTGGTTCGCGGCCGCGATCGTGAAGCTGAAGGACTTCGACGAGTTCGACGACGCCACGCTGATGCGCCAGAAGATCGCGGCTTGCTTCGCGGCATTCGTCACCGATGTCGACGGAGCCGGGGTGCCGCTGGGAGAGAAGAGCGAGACGAATCCGCTGGTCGAGACCCTGGAACCTGGACTGGTGAGCAACCTGCCCCCCGGGAAGTCGGTCTCGTTCGCGAACCCTCCGCTCACGACCGACGACGGGTTCTCGATTCGGACGCTGCGCTCCATCGCGGCCTCGCTGGGCGTGACCTACGAGGACCTCACGGGCGACTACTGCGTAGCTCCAGAGACTCGTGTCCTGAGGGCCGATCTGCGCTGGGTCAGGGCAGACGCCCTGGTGGTCGGGGATGCGATCGTGGCGTTCGACGAAAAGTCGCCGGGCGGCCGCGGCAACCGCCGGAACTGGCGGAAGGCGGAAATACTTCGCGCTGGCCAGCGCCAACTCAACAGACGTCGAATCGTCACCGACACGGCAACCGTGACCGTCAGCGACGAGCACCTTTTCCTGTG